GGCGGAATCTCCCCGCCTATTCCTTTTAAGCATAATTCGTATAAATACTTCTCTTTTCTTGTGATTGGCTTCGGAATTTCGCCCTTGTAATCACCTGTCAAGTACGCAAGATATTTTTCTTCCCTCGTTACTGGTTTATCTGCCATCTTTTTACTCCTCTCCGAATAGTGTTGGCTCGTCTGACTGAGCCTCTTTAACCATTGCTCTCGCTTCTTCCTCAGTCATTCCTTCAAACTTCACGAAATATAGCCATGCCGGAACTTTGCCAGTGATCACATACTGCCACCATCTTGCACGGTCATTTTCTCTGACATAGAGAATATCTCCAAAATCATAATTGACTTCATAAGCTCCGACAGGTGTAAGTCCGTACAGGTCAGCGTAAACGTTCAGCGCATAAATAACTTCGTCCAGACAGGATTCCAGCTTGTCTCGAACATCCTTGATAAACTGCACTGTCCTCTGTTGTTCTGCTT